ACGCCCGAGCCTGTGATGCGGGCGCGCAAGTACAAGTGTCTGGCCTCCGGGCCGCTGATCATCGGCGTGGACCCAGCACGTTTTGGTGACGACCGCACCGCGATTATCCGCCGCCGTACCCGGGCCGCGTACAACCTGCAGATGCTGACCCATGCCGACACGATGGAAGTCGCCGGCCGGGTGCATGCCATCATCCGCGACGAGAAGCCGGCACAGGTGGCGATCGACGTGGGCGGTCTGGGCGCCGGCGTTTATGACCGTTTGATGGAGCTGCTGCCGGACAGTCAGAAGCGGATCATTGTCCCTGTGAATTTTGGCAGTAGTGCGCTGGATCCGGAGCGGTACCGCAACAAACGCGCCGAGATGTGGTGGACGATGCGAGACTGGCTGACCGGTGATATGCCAGTGATGATCCCGGACAGTGATGCACTCCACGCCGATCTGTGCGGGCCGCAGTACAAATACGACAGCAACCAGCGCCGTATACTCGAGAGCAAAGAGGATATGCGCAAGCGTGGCCTGCGCTCCCCCGACGGCGCTGATGCGTTGGCCCTGACTTTCGCCGAGCCGGTGCGCAAAAACGATGACACGCCGGTACTGGAAACCGTTATCGCAGATACCACTGTGGGGTACTGATCATGCTGACACTGCTATGCATGACGCCGGGTGGTGCCTGGCTGCAACTGACGCTGACCGGACGCGTCTGGTAACACACCCTCGCCGCGAGGCGATACGACCCTATCATTTGCCACAGCCGTGAGGCTCTGATGCACCCAGATCACGACGACGAAAAACAGCTGGCCGCCGAGCGCCTGCAGGTATTCGGCTCACGCCTGTCCCGGATAGCCCATGAGCAGGTACAGAAGCGCGCGCAGATCGAGACGCGCTGGCTGAACGACTACCGGCAGTACCATGGCGAGTATGACCCTGAAACCGTATCAAGGCTGAAGCTGGCCGAGGGCTCTGAGCTGTTCGTCAACATCACCCGCAACAAAACCAATGCGGCTGAAGCGCGGCTGCAGGATATGCTGTTCCCCACGGATGACCGCAACTGGGGGATAGGTCCGACGCCGGTGCCGCAGCTGGAGCAGATCGAGCCGGGGCAGATGGGGCAAGGCCCCGACGGCGAGCCGGTCGATCTCGGACAGGTGGCGGACGAAGTAATGCGCGAGGCCCGCAAAAAGGCCGAGATGATGCAGACCGAAATCGATGATCAGCTCAAGGAAAGTCGATACCAGATCAAGGCGCGTGATGTCATCCATGATGCAGCGGTCGTCGGTACCGGCGTGCTCAAAGGCCCGGTGATTGTCGGCCGTACCCGCAAACGCTGGGATACCGATCAGTCTGGCCTGGCTGTGCTGACGGTGACGGAGTCACTAGAGCCGGCTATCGAGCGTGTAGACCCGTGGGATTTTTTCCCGGACATGTCGGCTCGCACCATCGATGAGGCAGAGTTCGTATTCGAGCGACACCTGTGGAGTAAGCGACAGCTGCGGGAGTTTGCCCGGCTGCCGGGAGCGCTGACTGAGCAGGTGCGCGCGGTGGTGCGGGCAGGCAAGGATAGCGCCGGTATCGCGAAGGACTACACCAACGATATCCGTGCCATCACGGGCGTTGATTCGGTCAGCACGGACACTAAATACGAGGTGTGGGAGTATCACGGGCCGATCCGTAAGGATGAGCTACTGGACGCGTTGGATGAGGCTGGCGAACCGCTGGGCCCCGACGAGTGTGACGAACTGGATGATGAGATCGAGGCGGTGGTGTTTTTCTCGGGCAACCACGTACTCAAAGTGGTTCTCAATCCGATGGACACCGGCGATCGGCCCTACTCGGTATTCAACTGGGAAAAAGACGAGAGCTGCATTTTCGGTTTTGGCATCCCGTATCTGATGCGCCATGCGCAGCGAGTGATCAACGCGGCGTGGCGCATGATGATGGACAACGCCGGGGCCTCGGTCAGTGACATTATTGTCGCAAACCGGGAGTTGATCACGCCAGCCGATGGCAACTGGAGCAGTCAGCCCGGCAAGAAGAAACTGTATTTCCTGAAGGAAAAGTCCCGCGACGTGCGCGAGGCGTTTGCCTCCTTCACGATCCCCAATCACCAGGCCGAGCTGGCCGCGATTTTTCAGATGGCCCGACAGCTGGCCGACGAGGAAACCAACCTGCCGCTGATTGCCCAGGGTGAGCAGTCGGCCCATGTCACCAAGACCAGCAGTGGCATGGCGATGCTGATGAACAGCGCCAATATCGTGCTGCGCCGTGCGGTGAAAAACTGGGATGATGACATGACGCGGCCCACAATCACCCGCTTCTACGACTGGAATATGCAGTACAGCGATAAGCCGGACATCAAGGGCGATTACACCGTCGATGCCCGTGGCTCTGGTGCGCTCTTGGTGCGTGAGAAGCAGCAGGAAAACCTGATGATCTACGCCAATATCTCGGCAGGGAATCCCGAACTGGCGATACGCCGTGACTGGGCCGGGCTCGATCGGGAAATTGCCAAAGCGTTGGAGGTGCCGTACCACCCGATCACATTGTCGGACGCTGACATCGAGGCGAAGCGCAAACAGATGGCGGAGAACGCTCAGCAGGGCGGCGAAGATCAGCTCAAAATGGCTGAGTTGCAGCTCAAGCAGGCGCAGCTGCAGCTGGATCAGCAGAGGGCCCAAGCGGAAGCGCAGCGCAAACAGTTGGAGCTGCAGCAAGAGGTACAGTACAACGCCGCCAAACTGGCACAGGAGCGTGAGCTGAAGCTGGCCGAGATCGCCGCCCGCGAAAATCTGACCGTCGCCCAGCTGCAGGCTAAGGTCGCGCTGGATGAAGCCCGTATTAAAACTGAGCGTGAAAAAGCCGCGGGGGATCTGGCGCTCAAGCGTACCACTACGCAGCTGCAGGCGCAGAATCTCGCGAACGGGAACGACACCTTCTGATGCAGATCGACAAACACTCCGATACCTGGCTGGCCGTGGTCGGCTGGGCCAAGCAACAACGCGCTGAGGCGATCAACGCGCTGATCGCAGACCAGGACTCCGAGCAGCAGCGCGGCCGTATCGACCTGATCGATCAGCTGCTCTGCCTGACGGAAACCGAGGACGACCCGGTCATCGTGTCGGACTCATATACCTAACCGGCAACCCAGAGAGGAAGATGCCATGACAAGCGAAGCAGCTGTAGAGAAGGAAATCCAAGACAAGAATCTGACTGCGCCGCGCCTGACGCCTGACGCAATCGACGCGACAATTGTGAGCGACGACTATCACGTTTTCCCTGGCACCACCGTTACTGTGTGCTGCCTGACGCTTCGCAATGGTTTCACCGTGATCGGCGAGAGTGCGTGCGCAAGCCCGGAAAACTTCGACCAGGAGTTGGGTCGCAAGATCGCGCGGGACAACGCTCGCAACAAAATCTGGCAGCTGGAAGGCTACCTGTTGCGCGACAAGCTGCACAACGCATAACCACCCACCCGATAGCTAGCCGCCTGTGAAGGCCGCTGGAGGACACCATGAGCGTAGAAAACGAAGATCAGATCGCCGCTGAGGCTCAAGCGGACGCATATTTCGATGAATTCGCTGGCGACAGCGCAGATGCCGTTGATGATGCGGAGGATGCCAAGCCGCGGGATGGTCATGGCCGCTTTGCTGCCAAGGCCGATGACGATTCACTCGATGACGAACAGGATGCCGCCGATGATGATACGGCTGCGGATGCTGAGGCGGCAGAGGGCGAACAGGCGGACACCGCCAGTGACGACCCCCACGCGGAGATCGAGCGGTTGCGTCGCGAACTGCAGATGTCTCAGCACCGCTACCAGTCTGATGTCGGGCGCGTGAATGCGTATCAGCGTCAGATTGAACAGCTTCAGCAGCAGATCGCTCAGTTGCAGCAGGGCGGCAAAAAGGCGGGCGAAAACCCGGAAGGGTCCGGCTACTCAGACGCGGAATGGAAAGCGCTGCAGGAAGACTTCCCGGAGGTTGCCGCCGCGATCGAAAAGCGCCTGAACGCAGTGTCCACGCAGTATGAACGCCAGATTCAGCAGCTGCAGGGCCAGCTGCAGCCGATTCAGCAGCAGGCGCACGAGCAGTTCCTCCAGGCGCAGTATTCGGTGCTCGAGCAGCAGCACCCGGATTGGCGCGATACGGTCAACACACCCGAATTTCACCAGTGGTTGCAGCAGCAGCCGCCGATGGTGCAGCAGCTGATGGAGAGCGAGAACGCCGCGGAAGCCGCGTATCTGCTCAATACCTACAAGCTGGCCACCGGCGCCTCGCAGCAGCCGAACACTCACCTGCAGCAGCGCCGGCAGCGGCAGCTGAAAGCAGCTCAGACCGTCCCTAATCGGGGCGGGCGACAGCGCAGCACAATCCCGGACGATGATCCGGATGCGCTGTTTGATTATTACGCAAGCCGGTAAGGCCGCCGAGTACGGCCGCCTGCCTCCCGGTTTGCTCTGATCCACCCGCACGCACGCACAGCGGACGATTCCGAAAGCCTCGCCTCCCATCGGACGCGGGGCTTTTTTGTGACTCCTCCGTGACAGCAAGCGAAAGGGTAGCAATCGCAAAGCCTTTTACTTTCTGACACTTAGGAGCAATACCCATGGCTACTACCACCTATAGCGGCCTGTCCCAGCGCACTACTGTCTGGGCCATGGCCGAACACCTGAAACACGCCGAACCGGTTCTGGTGCTGTCTAAATTTGGCATGGCCAAACCGGTGCCGAAGAACAAGTCGCAGGCGGTGAAATTCCGCCGTCCGGTGCCGCTGGCCCTGGCGACGACTCCGCTGACTGAAGGCGTCGCGCCCACGTCAAAGGCGCTGGCGTATGAAGACGTTGAAGTCACTCTGAGCCAGTACGGCGATGTGGTCGAAATTACGGACGTCGTGCATGACCTGGCGGAAGATCCGGTGCTGAAAGACGCCACCACGCTGACCGGCGAGCAGGCCGGTGAAACAGTGGAGTCTCTGATGTGGGGCATCCTGCGTGCCGGCACCAACGTGTTCTATGCCAATGGTGCCGCGCGCAACGAGGTCAATACCAAGATTTCGCTGGCGAAACAGCGCGCCGTCACCCGTCTGCTGAAAGCGGAGCGAGCGAAGAAGGTCACCAGCATGGTGTCCAGCTCAGTCAAATACGGCACCGAGGCGATCGACGCCGCCTTCATTGGCTTTGCACACACCCACCTCGAGGCCGATATTCGCGACATGGCTGGGTTCGTCCCGGTGGAGAAATACGGTTCCATGAAGCGGCTGCCGTACGAGATCGGCAAGGTCGAGGATGTTCGGTATGTCCTGACACCGGTGCTGGAGCCGTTCGCGGATGCGGGCGGTCTGGCCGGCTCGATGGTGTCCACGTCTGGCACCAGTGCGGACGTGTACCCGGTGGTGATCGTTGGCAAGGACGCATACGGCCATATTGCGCTGAAGGGCAAAGATGCCGTGGAGATGAAGATCCGCCAGCCGGGTGAGATCGATTCCAACGACAAGCTCGGCCAGAAGGGCTGGGTCGGCTGGAAAACCTACTGGAAGGGCTTTATCGCCAACGAGATGTGGATGGCGCGCCTGGAAGTGGCTGCCACTGACCTGTAACAGGCAGTAACCCGGGGAGGCAACCGCCTCCCCTGTCTTTGATGCAACGCCGCCCGTGAGGGCCGCAGGAGAACAGTGATGACTGACATCAATCTGGATGCAATGACCCGCGACGAACTGAAAGAGCAGGCGGGTGTGCTGGATATTGCCTACGCGCCGAATATCACCGATGAGAAGCTGCGCGAGAAGATCCGTGAAGCACTGGGGGAAACCCAGCAGGTCGAAGCCGTCGAGCCGATCGTCGCTCCGGCGAAATCAAAAGGGCGTATGTACCGTGGCCAGATCCACAAAGACGGCAAGGACAAGCAGCCGGTGCCGGTAGCGGTTAACGGCCATGTCTTGCGTATCAAGCGCGGGGAAACCGTCACGATCCCGGAGGCACACTACCACGCCCTGCAGAACGCTGTTCAGGCGGTATGGGATGATGACGCTGGCGAGATGATCGAAGTGCCGGCATATCCCAACTCGTTCCAGCCGGTTGAGGGCTGACCATGAACTTCCTGCAACTGTGCCAGCGGCTCAGACAGGAAACCGGCATTGCGGATTCTGGCCCGTCCCAGGTGACGGGTCAGACCGGCGACATGAAACGTCTGGTGGACTGGATTCAGGAAAGCTGGCTGCGCATCCAATCGTCACGTAACGACTGGGGGTGGATGTGGACTGCAGACAGCCAAGTGCTGGGCGCAGGAAACAGCACGCTCACGCTGCCCGATACGGTCGAACGAGTGATCCCCGGAACGCTGACGATCGGTAACCATGAGTTGGTGGAAATCGATTATCGGGACTATCGCCGCCTGTACCGCGAGTTGAGCCGTGGGCGGCCATGTCAGTACGCAGTTCGGCCTGATGGGGTTGTCGCCTTCAGTGCGCAAGCAGATCAGGACTATACCGTCGCCTACGAAGCGTACAAGACGCCGGCATATTTCACGGACGGTATCGAGGTGCCGGGGATGCCGCCGCGTTTCCATATGCTGATCGTGTGGGGCGCACTGATGGAATATGCCATCTACGACGAAGCGGGCGAACTCTACCAGAAAGGCCGCAGCAACTATGACACGCTGTTTGCCGAACTGTCGCTGGATCAGGAGCCACGTATGGAGTTTGCGGGGCCGCTGGCATGACGGTGCTAACCAAGTATTTCCCGCTGAAAGGCGGGCTGAACGAAGTGGCTCCGCCGCTAGCCACAAATCCGGGCGAGCTAATCGACTGCCTGAACTATGAATGTCTACCGGAAGGCGGCTATCAGCGCATCAAGGGCTACAGCCGGTTTGATGGGCAGGCAACCGCGAGCATGGCAGTGCCGGGTACCGGTGATGTGTTGGGGGTACACGTTTACAAGGGTGACGTGTATGCCATCCGCGAGGACGGCACAAATGGCCGCCTGTACAAGGCCACGGCAAGTGGCTGGGTAGAAGTCGACAACACCTTCACCTGGAGTCTCGGCGGCACCTATCGATTTACCAACTACAACTTCTATGGCCAGGACAGCCAGGAGGAAATGTTCATCGTCAATGGGGTCGATCAGGCCGTGAAGTTCGATGGCGCCACGCTGACGCAACTGACCACAGGCACCGGCGGCGATAATCCGAGCGCGGTGGCTGGGCACAAATTCCACCTGTTCCTGTGCATCGAATCCAGCCTGGTGAACTCAGCAACCGGGAACCCCACAGACTTTTCTGCAGCAAGCGGTGCGGCAGAGATCGCAGTGGGAGACACCATTCGCGATCTGAAAGTGGCGAACGGGGCCCTGATTGTCGCGTGTGAAAATGGCGCCCAAGTGCTGTATGGCAATGACAGCTCTGATTGGCAGCTGGAAAAGCTGAACGAAACCGGAACCTATGCCGGCACGCTTGCTAATATTGGTGGCCAGGTGATCGGGTTGGACAATCAGGGTGTGATGAGCCTGGCAGCGAGCCAGACCTATGGCAACTTTGCCTACTCATCCGTCAGCCAGAAGGCCCGCAACCATATCGATTTTCTGGTACGCAACGGTACGCCAGTCAGCACCATCAACCGGGTCAAAGGGCAGTACCGACTCTTCGCGGGCCGCAACGGCGCGTACATCACGTTCAGTGGCACAAAGCTGATTGGTATCACAAAGGTCCGGTTCGAAGACGCGGTGACCTGCATCACCAGTGCGATTGACGGCAACGGTGACGAGGTGACGTACTTCGGCTCCACTGATGGCAACGTCTACCAGCTGGATACCACCCATACCTTCGATGACGCCCAGATCTACGACTTCCTGCTGTTGGCATTTCATCACTTTGGCACGCCGACGCAGCGCAAGCGGTTCCGCCTGATTCAGGCGGATATGCGTGGCAGTGGCACGCCGTCCGAGCTTTACGCTCGCGTCATCACCGATTATGCCAATGGCCTTCGCTCGTCTGCGCAATCAATCAATCAGCGCTCAACTGGCGGCGGCCTGTGGGACTTCTCGCTGTGGGACCAGTTCACCTACGACAGTCTGTACCACAACGACGCCAAGGTGCGACT